TTTCCTGATAAGCTTCTAAATCTTCATATTTAAAGTTTCTATTTACAACTGAGCCATAGTTTTTCAATTCAATATTTTCTTTGTGTCTTTTTGCATCACCAAAATCAACACCACCAAAATTACAAAGTTCATTAAATTTACTCTCAGCTACGTCTTGGTCATAAACACCATCATAATATCTTTGAGCCAAAGCATGTTCTATAGAAGTACCTCTATGCATTGAGGCTGACGAATCGCCAGTTATCTTAAATAACTTTTCTGCAATGTATTTAGATGGGCTTTGTATCCATGTTGTCATAGAACTATGTGACAACCAAAAAATATCGTGATTAAAAAATGGATTGTTACTTTTCATTCTTCGTTCTTCTTTCTTCATTTATGTGGCAACCTAAGGAACAATTATTAAGGCGAAATTCTTTAAGTTGCCACGGACTTTATGTTATTATTATATTTATTAAATTAAATTAGTATGTCAACACAAAAAGTGTTTACAACTAAAAAAAATTATTTTATATGTTATTGCATGAGGCTAAAAGAATTTATAAAATCTAATGGTTATAATAATAAATCTTTTGCTAATGCTTTAGGTACAAAGCTTAGAACTTTAGAAGCTTGGAGCAGAGGTGAGAGATTGCCAAGATGGCAGGAAGCCAAAAGGATTTTTGCCTTTACTAACAACGAAGTTACAGGTCAAGATTTGTATGACGAACAAATACAGAAACAAGAAACAATTTTACAAAGGAATAAAATTCGATAGTAAAAAAGAATTACAAAGATATTTAATTTTAGAAGAGATGCAAATGAAAAAATTAATAAGTGACTTAGAGACACAACCTGTGTTTCCATTGTTAGTAAATGGGATTAAGATTGGCAGATATACTGCTGATTTTAAATACAAAAATCAAGATGGTGAAGTTGTGATTGAAGATGTAAAATCTAAAATTACAAAGACCAGAGACTATATGCTGAGGAAAAAAATTCTAGCTACTTATAATCCTCCTATTGTTATTCAGGAGATACTATGAGTTGGTCAGCATTAGATTGGGCAAGTAAACAAGTTACTGGAAATCCAAATAGAAAATCAGTTTTAATTACTTTGGCAAACTTTGCTGATGAAGAAAATAAATGTTTTCCAAGTATAAAAACTATAATGAAGATAACTGAGCTATCTGAATCCACAGTCAAAAGATGCCTTAAAGATTTGGAGCTTGCTAACTTTATAGCCAAAGAACAAAGATATGAGACTTTCTTGGGTAATTCAAAAAGACAAACAAGTAATATGTACTTTCTGCAGGGTGGGGTTCAGGGTGACACCCATGGGGTTCAGAAAGACATTGGGGGTGGTGTCAGAGTGAAACCCCATGTAACCAACAATAAGAACCATATATATTGCCAAGACTTTTTAAAAGTCTGGAATGCGTATCCAAGAAAGGATGGTTCAAAGAAAAAAGCCTATGAAATATGGACAAAAATTACTGAGAAAGATTGTATAATTATAAAAAAAGATTTGTTTAATCATGTTGAAAAATATAATAAACTTAATAAGAACAAAGACTTAAAGTTCATACCACATTTTACAACATGGCTAAATCAAAGAAGGTGGGAGACTGAGACAGAAGCTCCTGAAGTTAAACCAAACCTTAATCAATTAGTGGGGTAAAGATGCAAATTAGAGAGAAGTTATTACAAGAAGGTATCAGAGTTGATACTAATTATGGGCAACAAAAAGTGACTTGTCCAAAGTGTTCACACACTAGAAAAAACAACAGAGAACCATGCCTTTCTATAAACATAGAAGATGATTTAGCTGTATGGCATTGTCATCATTGTGAATGGAAGGGTTCTGTGCACGAAAATATAAGGGGCAATGATTATAAGCCAAAACCAATAGATAGAAAAAATGTCATACCTTTAATACCAAAAGAAAGAGAGTTATCTCAGGAGGCTCACAATTGGTTAAATGGCAGAAGGATTAGTCCAACAACTTATGCAAAGATGGGTATATATTCTGCAAATGGCACATTATGTTTTCCATATTATTTAGATGGTGACATTGTAAATGTGAAGCACAGAACAAAAGATAAAAGATTTTATCAAGAGAAAGATGCTAAAAAAACTTTGTATAACATAGATAGTCTTAAAGAAATATGGGATATGAAGAAGGTTATTTTTGTTGAGGGAGAAATGGATGTGTTATCACTTATGGAAATAGGTTTTCATAATGTGGTTTCATTGCCAGATGGTGCACCTAAAACAGCCAAGTTTGACATGCATGATAAAAGATTTTCTGCTTTTGAACAATCTCAATGGATATTTGAAGCTGAGGAAGTAATCATAGCCACAGATAATGATGAGGCAGGAAACTCCTTGAAACTTGAGTTGTTGCATAGATTTGGCAGGGATATATGTAAAGTTGTCCATTTTCCTAAACATGATGATAAACAATTGAAAGATGCAAATGAAGTGCTAATTGCTCTTGGCAATGATGCATTGAGAAGATGTATTCTAAATGCAAAGGATTTTCCAATACAAGATGTACATACAGCTAGAGAATATAAAGACCAGATACAAGATATGTATGATGGCAACGAACAAAAAGCTATCTCAACTGGATTTGAAAAGTTAGATGAAATTTATAAAGTTATGCCTAGTACATTCAATCTAGTTACTGGAATACCTAATCATGGTAAATCAAACTTTTTAGACCAGATACTTATGAATTTAGCAGAACAACAGCATTGGAAATTTTTTGTATTTTCACCAGAGCATTCAACTAAAAATCATCTAAGAAGACTGCTTGAGAAAAGATGCAGAAAGCCATTTGATATTGGTGCTTATGAAAGAATAAATCAACTGGAACTAAATGCAGGTATGGACTTTTTAGATTCTCATTTTAAGTTTCTGGAGACATCTGAGGATATACCAACCATAGATTATATTTTACAGAAAGCTAAATCAGCTAAACAAAGATATGGTGTCAAAGGAATAATCATTGACCCATTTAATCAGGTTTCAGCAACTAGAGATGTAGGCAAAAGAGAAGATGAACACATAAGAGATATCATTGCTAAGTGTCAAAAGTTTGCAAGAAATCATCAGGTAGTAGTCTGGATGGTAGCACATCCACATAAGCTACATAGAAATGATGCAGGTGTATTACCACCACCAGACCTTTATCAGGTTAGTGGTTCTGCACATTGGGCTAACATGTGTGATGTAGGATTAGTTATACATAGAGATTTTGAAAACAATAGTACAAAAATAATTACCAGAAAAATTAGAGAGCAAGGTATTTATGGTGAGATAGGTCAATGTGAGTTTACATTTAATTATAGGACCAGATGCTATGAGTAGAGTAATTAAATATACTGTAAATATTAAACCTCCATATAACAAATCACTTCAATGTAAAAAGTGTAATCATTATGTATGGTTTCCATTTTGGGGTTATGTATTTAAATCTAAATGTAATTGTAAAAGAGAATCAAAATATGAATAAGCTATATGACAATGGACTAACTGATGAACAGCAGAAGTTAGTAGATGCTAGATATGAAGAGTTGATGGCAAAGGTTAAGGAAGTAAATCCAAAAGCTTATGAACTATTGAGACAAACCAAACCATTAGATGAAAAGATATTTGGATTAGAAGAAGAAGAACAGTTAGATATGTTTGGAGGATGACATGTTGAAGAACCCAGAGAAAGAAGATTTACAAGATAAGTTATTTCCTATCCCTTATGACTGGGAGGAAGAGTGGAAGGATATGCCAGAATATTATAACTGGCAAGAAGCTGACCCAAAAATCACAGCTACATTTAAATTTAGGAATGAAGAAGACTTCCAAAGATTTAAAAAGATTATTAGTGAGCATGGATATGATGGAGCTAAAGTATTTGATGGAGAACAATCACTAACAAAAAAGCAGGCATGGTTTCCACATAATGAACAGCCAAGATTTTATAGATATAAAAGTAAAGAACAGATGAACCCAAAGTATCCTATCTACATAGTGAGTAAAGGTAGATACGATATTAACCCAACATCAAGAGCTTTAATTAAAATGGGTGTACCATTTAGAATGGTTGTAGAGGAGCAAGAGTACTGGCAGTATTGTAACCTTGTAGGCAAAGAAAATGTATTGGTATTACCTAAAAGATATCAAGACGAATATGATACCTTCTGGAAGGATGATGACCCAAGAGTAGGACCGGGTCCTGCTAGAAACTTTGCATGGGAGCATAGTATTGAAGAGGGCTTTGACTATCATTGGGTAATGGATGATAACATAGATGGTTTTAGAAGGTTCAATCAAAACATGCAGGTCTGGTGTGAGAATGGATTTGTCTTTTCACTAACAGAGAAGTTTGCTGAAAGATATGAGAACTTAGCTCAGGTAGGATTTCAGTATGATAAATTTATACCTACAAAAGATTTAAGACCACCTTACACATTAAACACAAGAATATATAGCTGTCTGCTTATAAAGAATGACATACCTTTTAGATGGAGAGGTAGATACAATGAGGATACAGATTTGTCATTAAGAATATTGAAGTCTGGATTATGTACTATGCAAATGAATGCATTTCTTCAGGATAAGAAAACTACTACGAAAATGAAAGGTGGTAATACAGAGGAGTTCTATGATGAAGAAGGAACTAAAAACAAATCACAAATGCTTAAAGACATGCATCCAGATTTAGTAGAGTTGTCTTATAGATTTAATAGACATCATCACTTTGTAGATTACTCACCATTTAAGAAAAACAAACTTATAAAAAAGAAAAATATACATATAAAAGATGGTGTTAATGACTATGGGATAGAGCTAGTAAAGATATAATTTTCGTGGTATATAAAAAAGATGGAGCAAATTTATTTAAAACTTTATGAAATGTTTAACAAAATAGGTAAGTATTTTTACCAGAAATATATAAATGAGAAGATGAAAAAGAGATGAATTGTTGGCATTGTAAACATGAATTGATTTGGGGAGGAGACCATGACCTTGAGGATAATGAAGAATATCTGATTGTAACAAACTTATCTTGTCCTGAGTGTAATTCATATGTAGAAGTTTACCTGCCTAGAGAAAGTGTTGGAAAGTATGAAACAATCAACTAAAAAACGATTGAAAAAAGTAGGAAGACCAAAAATAGAGCTAGATTTAAATGAATTAGAAAAATTATCATCTTTAAATTGTACTATGCCAGAGATTGCACATTTTTTTGATATACCATTAAGAACATTAGAAGACAAATACACAAATGATGAAAAGGTAAGGGCAACCATAGATAGAGGTAGGGCAGATGGTAAAATATCTCTTAGAAGGCAACAAATACAGATAATGAATGATGGTAACCCTACAATGGCTATCTGGCTTGGTAAGCAGTTATTAGGGCAAACAGAGAGAACAGAGATATCTCAGGACATTAAAATTGAAGAAAGAAAGGTACTTGATTTAAGTAGACTTACAGATAATGAACTCAACACTATTGAAAGAGCACTTAAATATGCCGTCGTTGACGCAGATACAAGCAGAAAAGATGAGGAGGTCATTGAGCCTATTCATCAAAAAAGCTTGGTCAACGATAGAACCAAATAGATATTTCTACGATAACTGGCACATAGATGCAATATCAGACCATCTACAAGCAGTTGTTCAGGGAGATATAAAAAGATTAATTATAAATATTCCACCAAGACATATGAAGTCTATATCTGTATCTGTTGCATTACCTGCATGGACATGGACATTAGACCCTAGTAAAAAGTTTTTGTTTGCATCATATGCTCTATCATTATCAATCAGAGATAGTGTTAAATGCAGAAGGCTCATAGA